TAACTTTATAGCGTTGTCGAGTTCGAAATCAGATATATTCCTGATCGTATTTCTGTTGTATCTAGTTCCCGCCTCATCCGAAGCCCGGGCGCCGTAGTATTTTGCCTTCGTCTTAAACCCTAGAAATTCTAACGCTTTTCCAACGATTTGCTTGAAAGCGCCCGCGCCCAATCCATCATACCATCCATTAATCATATCATCAAACGCGTTTGATAATGCGTCTCCTATACTAACGACGCCTTTGCCAATTACTGTCTTCTGTCTATAATCTTTATCAAAGACCGCGCGGACGACGTTTAGACCTAAACTTATACCGTAGCCTAACGTCGGATCTAATTGTAATATAGTTTGTGCTGTGGATAGGATACCTTTAAACCAACATCCTTCTTTGAAATAATTGTAAGCATCCATAGCATGCCAAATACTCCCGATGATCGGCACATCTCTGATCCACGGATCTACAAATTTACCTATTTTGTTTCCAATAACCGATAGAAAGCTTATAGAGTTATCCATGATCGGGTCTTTTTCTCTCATACTAGGGTCCATCATTCCCTGTATTAGACCGATTCCTATATTTAGTACGGTGCCTTTTAAAGGTACTAGATTTACCAGTGCTCGGGTCGCGAATAAAATGCCTTGACCGATTCCTTCTGCTCCGCCTTTCTTGAAGTGATCATATGCATCTTTAGCTAACCAGATTGAACCGACAATCGGTACATATCTAATATAAGGCTCTATATACTTCCAGATTGGTGCTCCGAATTCGGTCCATAAATCCATCGCATCATCTTTTAGTTGTTCAAAACCTGCATCGGTATTATCGTACGAAGCTTCAATATATGCATTTAATATATCAAGACCTATCGATAATATATTACCTACACCACCAGTAAATGGTCCAATAAGATTGAGAATACCACTAGCGAGGTGAAGTACTCCGGTGACTATTTTCTTCTTCGTTGGAGAATCTTTAAGGTCTTCATATGCGAAGTAAAAGCTAACCAGTGCCCCTATTACAGGTATGGCTTTTAATACTCTCATACCAATCAACTTTGCAAACGGTTTCATGAACATCTTCAAACCGCCTACTAGGCCATGCTTACCGATGACGTTTCCTAGGCCTTCAAGTGATCCGAAGTCTATATTTGCTGCCGCAAGGAGAGCTGTGATACCACCAGCAAGCGCTAGGAGTGGTACACCGATGGTACTTAATAGTGCATCTAGAAAACCAGGACCTTCTTTTCCTTTCGATTTTAACTTCTTGTCGCGACCTTCACCAATAGCTCCTGCTAGGTTCATCAGCGCTTTTGGCGCGAAGGACATTACACCAACCGGGGATGCTTTTTCTATTATCTTTCTAGGTACGGAAGTACTCTTTCCTCCAGCACTGACTACCGATGCACCTGTAAGATCTTTAGCGGATTCACCGGCCGCATTGGATCTCTCATGTAAAAGAGAGATCATCACATCAATCTGATCAGATATACGTGTGAGCTGGGGATTTCCCGCGAAGTCGTCGACGCTGGCCATGTAAGTACTTATTCACCATTGAAGAATCTTGCGTCGACTGGGATCGTTATATTTCCAGATTCTGATTCTATAGTCGTAAACTTACCTATATGACCTGATGTATTTTCGATCTCATTCATAATCATCTTACTTATCTTTAGTGGTAGTGATTCTATGACCTTGGCTAGCTTAATTACTTCACTGTGCTTAAACCTCATTGTCGTTCCGGAGATTGATATTGATTTTATATATTTTGTTAATTCGTATATAATAGACTCACCTATCGTATCATTTATATTATCATCTTTCATCATCTTATTAATTACAGGTGAAACTTTCTTACTAACTGCAGTATCTATATCGAGCGTAGGAGACTCTATTTCTATCGCTATACCGTCGTACTCTACAGTTGTTGTTGATAATAATTCACTAGGTAGTTTTATATTCTTAAAATTGTTACAATGATCTTCGAAGTCTAGATCAACATCTTTTCCGGCGGAATTCTTACCTGTTGTCTTATAACCTAACATATAACCTCTCAAGCCTATCATAATCGCGTCACGATCTATTAGGTATAATTTTTGCTTTTCGGTACAACACTCATTAATGATCGAGTTTATCAGTAGATGAAATGTAGAAACATTGAGAGTGTCCGATATTGCTGTTGTTATGATTTTTTTCTGATGATGTACTGTTAGAGGTGTAAAGTCGATATATTTTTGCTGAGAAGGTACGTATATTGCTAGCTTATTCTGTTTGTTTATAGTATTGAGCTCAGCTAGGAGGTCGGCATATTGGGATTTGGTTGTCATTGATTATATTTATATGTAAAATATCACATATCCATCGGTGAAGGCATTGAACCTACAGATGGGCTATTGTTAGATCTCTTATTAGCTTCTTCTTTCCGGGCGAGTTCGGCTTGCTTGTATTTTATGAATATATTCGACTCTATCGGTGTTATGTTTTCTATATATTCTGCGCTAAAGTTCATAGAATCACATAGCGTATATATTGTATCATAATATGAACGTAGATTATCAGCGTAGCATGTTTTCAGGAACTCGAACATCGAGTTATCATGAAGTCTTAATTTATATTCATGCTCGGTACTATCAGGATCATGTGGGCTTTTATCGGTAAATATAACTAAATCAGCTAGTTTCTTTTGATACCTCTCAGCGTACTGTATCACTTCATTAAACGCAAATCCCGGGAGGTTATTAATAACTTCACGCTTTTCGAGTATATTCATCGATGATAATTCCCATCGCTTTCCGGAAATATATATATCGGTTATCGTGTCTGATACCATCTCTAATATATCGTCAATAGGATTATATATCCTATTTGGTGTTCCTAGCGTTATAGTTATATTATCCATCACTTTAACCTCTCTCGACTTTAAAATATTAAAGTTACATATATGCTCTAGTATATTATTAAGATCGATACTACCTACATAAGGTTTCTCTGTCGTTTCACACTTTAACTGCAGTTTAATCTCTGATCCTATACTAATAGCTCTTAGCATTATTAATATACACAATTTATCGATCTTATTAATATCTGTATGCTTAATATCATCATTCAGCTCATCTATAATATAATTAAAATACTCTTCTAGGTTTTTGTCGTCATTATTTTGAGAGAATTTGAGTATTACCTTATATTGCTTGTTCAACAATTCTCGGAAATTAATATATTTATTGATACTCGGTACGAGTATAGGAACATGGAAGTTCATATATATAATTATTTCTTAAGTATCTTTTTAGCAAATGACTTTGCTTTCTTAATGGGGTCAATACCAGTAATTTGGGTTATTCCGTTGATGATATTAGGAATAGAGCCGGAACTGAAGGACTTAATTATCTCTTCAATAGGTACAAACGGTAGACCTCCTACAGTGTAGTTCGTATAATACCACTGAGTATTAAATATCTTCGCTTCGCTAGCGTTTGTTACCAGCTCCTGAGCATCCATCTGATGAGGTACACAATTGTAAAACCGCCAAACTTTACGTTGAACTGGTGATCTTTTTTGGTATGTTTTTGCTAACTGTATTACGGTGATATTAGTCTTAATGTTGTTAGGATCTATAGCGCCTTCTTCCGGGATATCTCCAGGGCGGGCTACTAGTCCTAGATGTGAACCTAGGATTATCCATGGACGGATCACAAAGTCAATAAAGGATGTGTTTGTCTCTAAGAACTGTATCGTTAGTGGTTGAAAGTCCGCTCTAACATCAGCTCCCACTCCACCTAGAAATCCCCGACCGTTGGGTATTTTACTATACTTGTACCCTACCGACTCCCCCGGTATGTTGACTCCTTGCGCAAATACGCAGCCCGCGATACGTTGATTCATCATTCCGGTAGTAACACGAACATTCTTGTCTATATTGTTACCGATCTTGTCACCTTCGCCAACTGGTTCGTAGTTCTGGAGCAGTTCAGTACTTACAGCGGGCGGGAAGTAATCTATCAAGACTAGGAATTGAAACTGGTTGGGTATACTACCGGACCAGGTAGAGAGCATACGGAGAAAATGGTCTCTATAGCTAACTAATGGAACTAGTGGTACATTTGTACCAAACAGGTTTAGACTAGCAGATCCAGGGGATTTTACTATATTCTTAGCGGATCTTAATAGGTCGCCGACGAAATTCATACATAATTACTTATGTAATCTTAATCCTTTTCAGGCTTGGTTCGACGCCAGAAGTGGTATGAAAGGGTAGCGTCAAATGTTACCGGTGCGCCGCTTCCTTCAATAGAATATGAAATCTCACCGATCGATTGCGGATATACCCCTACAAGCTGATATTGAGCAATTGCATCCAGCTGTGAGTTAAGTTGTACTAAATCAACTGTTGATGTAGCTCTTGGTGTAAAGTAGTTACCAGAACTTGTTTGATCGTCAAATACATCATGATGCCATTTCTCAAACACTCTCCGGAGGATCGATCCACTGTCACACATGAAGCTCAAAGCGTATGTTCCGCTATATGTAGCCGATCCCGGTACATTGAAGTTCAATCCCATGTACGGTACGGTCTGATTACTGATAGATCTCTCTGGTATCGATCCTCCTCTAGCATATACTAAATCATCCTCTGTTATAGATACATCGCTACCTTCACCAGGTTGGATGCTCAATACTCTAAACTGAAAGTCTCTTGAAAAGTCTCTCTCCTGAGCGACTCTATAGAAATCGGTAATTGTTTGCTTTACGTCGGCCATATAATTATTTAGTCTTAACCTATCAATTCATTGAAGTCTTGACCAGTTCGGGTTGCGTAAAAGTTTACCAATATAAATTCAGCTGCTCTGACAGGTTTAATGTATATGTCGATGACCATTTCATTTTGATCGATAACATCAGGTGTGTTGTTCCGTTCATCGCATACTATCAAGTAGTCGTACATACCTTCAGTATTTTTCGCATTTTCAAATATAGGTGTCAATACGTTTACAACCTGTGTTCTAGTAAATAGAGTATTCGGCTCGAAGACGAAGTATTTCACTGTCGCTCTAGTGGCTTTTTCCAGGTATAGGAAGAGTCGACGTACATTGATACGATCGAAGGCACTAGGCTTTTTCTGTAATGTCTTTTGACCAAATACGACAAACCCATCATTAGGAAAGTTCGCAACTGGGTTTTGATTGATCTTATATAATTGATCGCGCTCTTTAACCTTCGGATAAATTGCTAGGTCTGATACATTGTTTAGTATACCTCTTGTAAATCCAGCAGGAGCGTACCATGGTTGAAAATTCGCGTCGGTATTACCCATTAAAGCTGCGGCAAAGCCACTAAATGGAGCCCATACGCCTCTGTTGAGGGAAGAATCGTATACTTTCGCCCAATTACCAAATGCGCATGAATAACTTGTATTGGCGTTTCCTTGAATATGCCTTAGAGGCCAGTATACGTGTTTAGAAAAGTACTTCTTCGTTACAGTACCTGGTATAATAGCATCCTTATCAACGAATTCTTGATCTAGTACCTTCGAATTCTTTCCTTGTACGAATATATATCGAAGATTGTCAGAGATGTGGAGAATGTCCTTACGTCGGGTTGCAGCGAAGTTAATGAAAGCGTCGTTGACGAATCGATAGTTCATGACCGATCCACCCTCATCCGCGCTTTTCCAATTTGATACTACCTTTGTCTGATACAAGTCGTCTCTACCGCCATCTTCATCTATGGACCAAGGCGCTTCATCGTCGAAGCCTTCGGTTCGACCGCCGCTAGTTCCTACATATACCGTACCTAAGCCAGCTTCCACTGTAAGGTCTAATGGATATAACTCGTAGTTATCTAGGACTTCGAACATCCGTTCTAATTTTGAAGGTATAGCTCCTACCTTAAGTGTTCGGAGACTGGTATCCTTGAATACTCCACATGGATATAATTTGTTTCCGGGGGTGAGTGTTTGTTTAGTCGGACTAGCACTGTCGTCCAGTACTGATCGAAATCCAGATGTTGCAGCTTGTTCGGTAGTGTCGAGATATATACCCTGGTCGATCAACGGTTTCGTTGAATGTACTCTTACTTTCTTTCGCGAAGCGGCTAGCTCGTGATCGAACCAGTCTCCTTGCTGTTGACTGATGTGAGGGTTGACGAATATTTCTATATTCGGTGTTCCTACCTTCGCGGAAGCAACGTCTTCGATAAAGTGAGATTGAGGAGTTCCACCGGTTGGTGAATTCGCTGTTTTGTATGCATTTAATGAACCGACGTAACTTTCAGATAGTATAAAGTCTAATTTTGTTGTATCTGCAGCCATTACTGATTGACGGATCTTAAATAAACCAATCGCTATAGTATCATCAAACTCTGCTGTTCCGAGATCTATATCACTTAGATTTTCTAGTACTTCGGATACTGAATGCGAGGCGCCTGTCGTACCTTCAGGTAACAAGGTTGGCCTATCGGTACTGGATAAAGCGAAATTCAAACGGGTATCAGGTATGCTTAGATATCGATCAATCGGAGCCGAACCATCTTCATCCGGATTACTACCGGAAAGTTTCTTTGTTACTGTATTGACAGATAAGCAACCATCAAAATCAGTGGCAGGGTTTAGATTGGTGTTATCTATTAAACCTACGTAGAATCCTTCGAACTTCTCATTGATAATATTCTTTCGAGAATTTACTATGACTAAACCGGCACCGCCTTCGACAGCATCTTTAAAGTCTGTAAAAGGCGATCTGTCATTGGTCTCATCAAACGATGAAGTTGACCAAGAATAAGTACCTTGCTTAAAATCATCGTATTCCTTTGCTGTTATATAATAGTTTTGAGGTTCGCCGATATAATATGCAGCACCGTCTCTCCACTTAATGCCACCAATCACCGGGACCGGCACTGGAACTTGGGAGACTATAGTCGACCAAGCCGGGTATGCAGCTGCTAGTGGAGCTGCGATAGTAATAGTTTTACCGACAGGATCAATACCTATAATATTTATCACCGTAGTTACACTAGTGAGAATGTCTGTAATGTTAGCGTTCCCGAGTTCGAAATTTAAAGTATCTACAACACTAATAGTAGTATCACCCACATTTGGAAGGTTCGAACCGACGACTGTAGTGCTACCAACTACGCTTGCCTTTACCGGGCCGTCAGTATCTAGTGTCGGATTAACTGCAGTCAAAGATGTAGCTCCGGCCTCGTAGAATGAAGTGTGGTTTGATACGGTCGGATCATATGATCCGGAAAGAGGTATTATAGGGTATACAAGAGCACTAAATTTATCCGAGACGTCGCCGGCATCTTGACCGTATGGTAGCCTGTATATATAGGTGTTTGCTGGGCTAGACTTGACAGCCTTGACCGTGTGATAGAAATATCTCTCAGCAGCGTTAGTAGGTGTACCATATACCTGCTCAAATTCACTCAGAGTTGTAATCTCGATTACTTCCTCTGTAGGTCCCTTTTGAGAGAAACCTGGAATCAGTACGTTTGTACCTACTGGTAGTGATGGTCTTAGTGAGAGATCAATTTCGCTGATCTCGACGCCGGGGCTTTGAATTGTACGCATATTTATATTACTCCTTATAGGTATTTAGTCTTCCGCGAAGACAAACCGGAACATTTATAATAATTTTGATGTGAGCTGACTGAAACTGAATTCAAAAGTAGATTCGATTTGTTCTGTCGTTTGATAATTATACTCAATCCCTCCTAAACCTACTGGAACGACACCTATATAATCGAATTGTATTTTCCTGTTGTTATACTCGTCTAGACCGTAGACCGTAAAGTTAGTCGCGTATTCACTGAACGGGGCATTTTGTAGAGGTGTCTGGTCTTTATGGAAGAATGCCTCTTTATTATGATTCATTAAGTTTATCCATTTATATATAACCCAATAGTTGTTGAATTGATTGTCTACAACGAACTTTACTGTTATATTTCCGTATTCGGGTCGATGGTGCCCGGAGAACTTAAATACCTGACCGGAATATGTCTGTTCTATTGCGCCGACGTTAACGCCAGGTACTACAGTCCCGTATATACTGAACTGTAATGAGTCGTGAACTAGTTTTGCATCTAACCTCTCTGGATTCTCGCGAGAGTTTATCTCTCTCATTGCTTTAGGCAACGTAAACACTAGCAGGAACTTATCGCTCTTTGCTTTATTTAAAATTGACTGACGGATTTCCGGTATATCAGTCATAATACCTGGTAACCATTTGATATGAGGTCATCATAGTCTCCTGGATAAGTTGTCTCGCTCGCTGTATTCATTAGCATCGGTGTTGGTGCGCCATATTCATTATTTAATTCGTTACCGTACAAGGATAACGGATCTGTGAATTGTTTTTCTCCGTAATTGAGTTGTTTTAGTTCTAGAGGCTTTTCATTATCATCTCGCTCTATCACATCAAAGTACTTTTCTGTTATCGAGCTCTCTAAAACAATAAGCGACCATATTAAGGACATCACTCGATCATCATACATATTAACACCACGCTGTGCAGACCACGTACCGTTCGGATATCGAACGAATGTCTTAAGTTCCTCGACCGTCGCTCTGTCCCGTAGTGAAATTGCGCTGACCTCGTTAATCCAATACCTCATATTTGTTACACCTTTATATTTTGTATTGGTATGTGCAATTATTCCTGGTCGATCGTATTTATCCTTATTATTTGCGGGAGAAAAATGTACTAGGTTTTCATATCCATGTATATTACGTAAATTATCAACAACCTGAGCACCGCAATTGTTCCTCTCAACGGCGGCTACTGGGTTTCCCCAATTTCCTAAAATTTCTAACAACTTGGATGTAAATAAATGAGGGTTTATGTTATTGTTATGATATACTGCAACCTGTCTTATATCGGTTAACTGTGTAATGTCGAGTATTTGAACTACACTAGCGGCCTCTCCTACACCCTCAGCGATATCTACTCCAACCGTGTATATCCTTTCCGGGTTCGGTTTTTCCCACATGATATACTTACCGTCATCAAATATATATGTAGGATCAGTAACGGTTATCTTGAACCTCTCAATCGC